ACGCAGATGGATACCAAATTTACACTTGGACATCTAACGGAACTGTAACTTTCTAAAGGAAAAACAATGGCACATTTTGCTAAAGTCATCAACGGCATCGTCACAGAAGTTAATGTGGTCGATTGGGAAACGCTGAACCAAGAAGGTCATCCTTGGGGTGATCCATCATTGTGGATTCAGACCAGCTACAACACACATGGCGGTCAGCACCCTGAAGGCCGTCCCTTGCATAAGAACTACGCTGGCATCGGCTACACATGGGACGGCACAGGCTTTGCGCCTCCACAGCCTTTCCCAAGCTGGACTAAGAATCCTGACACATACTTGTGGGAGTCTCCTGTTCCTATGCCTACAACTGGTATGCACCGTTGGGACGAAGCTACAACATCATGGGTTGAAGTAACTCAAGGAGCCTGACATGGCGCAATTCTCAGGGATGTGGACACTCTCGCAGGTGTCTCAAGCTGTAAAAGACAATAACTGGACTGGCATCCCTGCCCAGAATGTGGAGTATTTGGTCGTTGCTGGCGGTGGTTCTGGTGGTAGTGTTACCGCTTCTGGAAATGGCACTGGAGGCGGTGGTGCTGGAGGCTTGCTTGCAGGTTTTTCTGGCATAACTGTTGGAACTCAACTGTGGGTAACTGTTGGTGCAGGAGGTGCTGGAGTTACAGGAAGTGCTGTTGGAATTACTGGGAATAATTCAGTTTTACTTGCCGCATCTTCTGGCGCATCAACAGGAAACATTGTTGCTTCTGGTGGTGGAGGTGGCGGTAGTTGGGATGTATCTAGACCCGGAATAGCGGGCGGTTCTGGCGGTGGTTCATCTGCCGTTGCAAATGGCGCATCATCTACAGGCGGTTCTGGTATATCAGGTCAAGGTAATGCTGGAGGAATAGGCGGTGGAGATGCGGGTAATGTTAGCGCAGGTGGTGGTGGTGGTGGTGCAGGAACTGTTGGTTTAAGTGGAGGTTCTGGTAATGCATCAAATGGTGGAAAAGGCGGTGCTGGAATTGCATCGGCTATTAGCGGCACTGTGACCACTTATGCTGGTGGAGGTGGCGGCGCGGCTTTTGGTAATACAGGAGGTTCTGGTGGAACTGGTGGCGTAGGTGGTGGCGGTAATGGAGGCGTAAATTATTCTTCTGTTGTTTACCCTGCCGCTGGTTCAGCCAATACTGGTGGCGGTGGTGGGGGTGGTATAGGGTCTGGTGGTTCAACTGCAGGCGGTAGCGGTATCGTCATCCTCCGCTATCCAGACACATTCAGAGCCGCAACAAGCACAACAGGTTCACCAACGATTACTGTGGCTGGAGGCTTTAGGGTCTACCAATTCACAGCCAATGGCTCAATTACGTTCTAATCATGGAAACAACTGAGACAAAATTAGCCGTGCATGAAGCTGTCTGCCTTGAACGATACAACAGCATCGACCGATCCCTGCGCGATGGGGACAAGCGCATGACGAAGATTGAGTACCTCTTGTATGGGGTGATCGTGTGCGTGTTGTTTGGCCCCGGCGTTGCAGGCGAATTACTAAAAAAGGTTTTGGGGCTATAGCATGTGGGATTGGGTGGAAGCTATCGTAGCCGCCATCTCAATTCTTTTTTTTGTGGCGTTCTGCACTTACATGATTGCATGGGCTGGGATATGGTAAATGCGCTGGCTCATATTGTTACTGCTGTTGGGGCTAGTTGGAGCCGTAGCCAAGAATGGCTGTTACGTCCGCGAGTTCTATGGAATTGGTTTTACAGTCCACAATCCTATAGAGCGTCACACAGAAATGCTGGCGTGGTTAGAACGCAATGCACCTTATTGCAAGACAAACGACTATGTGATGATCTGGAACAACCTACCCAACTGGGCAGGAACTTCAGACACTGCGCAACTTAGAGGCGCGGTCATCAAAGGTTACACAGATGCACTTGATCGAGAGAAAAAATAATGGTTACAAAGAAAGTCCCAGCCAAAGTAGCGCCTGTTAAGCGACGAACAGCTACACCAAAAGTTGAGGTTGCTTCTAAGCCAGAAGCCAAAAAAGATGACAGTACCGTTGGCAAAGTAATTGGCTTAATTGAGTGGGTGGATAATCCTTTTAAACTGTTCACGGTCATCTTGCTGTCGTTCCTGTTTTTTGCGGGCTATTTTGCTTGGGATTCACGCACGGTCATTCTTAACGCCATCACAAATTCAAGCCATCAACCACAGCTTAAAGAGATAAAAGTGTTGGAACACGTTGCTGAAAGACTTAAGAAAGATTTAGAAGCTGAGACTGTTTTGGTTCACAAGGTAGCCCTTGTTGTAAACAGCAGGGTCACGCTACTTTCGTATGGCCCAAAGGGTCGAGACACTACTCTTGATGGTTACAACTCCACTCTGTTTGGCAAAGATGCTACCCGTAATGCCGCCGTCATTGCCATGATGAATGGCGAGGTGCATTGCGATAAGTTGGTTGCCTCTGGAAAAACATCGGACTGGGAGGAGAAACAAGGCGTAGGTTACATTTGCCGTGGCTCTATTCCTCCCGAAATGGGCGCGTTTGAGGGCTATGTCTCTGTTGGGTTTACCAAAGAACCCCAAGACCTTGGCGCTGTTAAGACTCGTATTAACCTAGCATCAACTGAAATGGCTAAATAACATGGCACAGTTTGAACCAGCTTTTGAGCAAATGATTACCGATGAGGGTGGCTACATCCTGCACAACGTCGAAGGCGACACTGGAGGCTCAACCTATGCGGGTATCGCTCGCAACAAGAATCCACAATGGTCTGGCTGGGCTTTGGTTGATAAGAAAGAGTTTGGTGGCTCCTTAACTGGCATGGTGCGTGAGTTCTACCGTACAGAGTTCTGGGACAAGATGCGTGGTAATGAAATTTCAAACCAAGAAATTGCCAACACCATCTTCAATTTTGGTGTCAATTCTGGCATGGGTATGGCTATTAAACTGGCCCAGCTAACCGTTGGAGCCACACCTGACGGCGGGATTGGCGCCAAAACCATCGAAAAGCTAAACGCAGTCACTGACGGACAGCAGTTCAAACAGGCATACGCCTTGGCTAAGATGGCTCGTTATGCCGAGATTTGCAACAAGAACAGGGCACAGTCCAAGTTTTTACTTGGTTGGCTTAACCGAACATTGAAAGGTCTAGCATGAGCTTACTAGCCGTTGGATCTATCATTGAAGCCGTGGGCAAGGTTGCTGGCGACCTGATAACCACTGACAAAGAGCGCATGGAGATGGAGATTGAGCAACGTAAGCTCGATCTTGAAGAAAAACGTATTGACCAAGCTACAGACTTAGCCCAGATCGAGGTTAACAAGATCGAAGCCTCCTCTAGTAGCGTGTTTGTCAGCGGCTGGAGACCTGCCATTGGTTGGATCGGTGTGGCGGCTATGGGGTACCAGTTTTTAGCCTACCCGCTGTTTCAGTGGGCGTGGAAATACTTGCAAGCTATGGGCTGGGTGCCTATTGGTATGGAACCTCCCCCAGTGCTAGAAGCTGACCAACTATGGGTCATCCTCTCAGGTATCTTGGGAATTGCTGGCATGAGAAGTTTTGAGAAGACTAAGGGCGTGGCAAGCAAGTAGCCTTGTCACAAGTTAAAAGGCAGATTAAAATGCCACAACGAATCTACGAGGTGAACGCATGACGACCGCAAGTGTTATGACCTATGACAGTTTGGTCGAGAATATCCAGTCCTATCTGGAGCGTACTGACACCTCCACGCTGGACAAGATCCCCTTGTTTATCATGCTCGCTGAGCAGGTTATAGCGTCTCAGATCAAGTTTTTGGGCAACCTAACAGTTAACACCAGCACCATGACCATTGGCGCTAACGTGATCGACAAGCCTGCTCGTTGGCACAAAACAGTGTCTATGAACATCACAGTATCTGGTGAGCGCCAGCCAGTCTTTAATCGTAGGTATGAGTACCTAAGAGAGTATTGGCCTGACCCCGCGGAAACGGAAGTTCCAAAGTTCTACTGCGATTACGACTACACCCACTGGATGGTAGCTCCTACACCTGCCGCGGCTTATGACTTTGAGGTTTTGTATTACGAACGCGTTCAACCTTTGGACAGCTCTAATCAGACCAATTGGTTCACCATCTACGCCCCTCAAGCACTGCTGTACGGGTCTTTGCTTCAAGCCATGCCGTTCCTCAAGAATGATGATCGCGTTCCTTTGTGGCAGGGTCAGTACAAGCTGATCATGGACATCTTGACGGCTGAGGACAAGTTGCGTATTGCAGATCGTCAAGCAATCGCTAACGACAGTTAAGGACAAACATGAGCTACAACTCACCATTCACAGGTAACGTCATTCAACCGACTGACGTTTCTTACCGTTCGGTTACGCTGAGCGCAAACACCCAGTTACAGTGGCCAATCAACGGGAACGCTACGGACGACTTTGCGGCTAGGATTATGGACGTTACCGCGTCTGCGTCTAGCCTTAGCCTGTACATGCCTCCAGCCAACCAAGCCTCTGTAGGTCAAGATGCGCTGATTCGTAACACAGGGGCTAATACCTTTACGGTCAAAGACTACGCTGGCGCCAACACAATCATCTCTGTTGCCGCTGGTCAGTCAAGATATGTCTACATCACAGCCAACCCTACGGTCACAGGCACGTGGAGCAACATCTCTTTTGGTACTGGAACATCCTCTGCCGATGCCTCTACATTAGCTGGCTATGGTTTGGTAGCAAGCGGTTTAACTTTAAATCAGAGTCATCCAGCACAGACTCTTGTGACTGCTGGAACTTTTGCTACAACAGATAGAGCACAAACTTCTGTTTGGACTGGTGGAGCTGGTACTTACAACCTCCCATCAGCTTCAACCATTGGAAACAATTGGTTCACGTTGTTTAAAAACAGTGGCACAGGCTCAATGGTCATATCAGCCGCTGACAACATTGATGGCGCAGGAACAAAGACCTTTGCTCCTAATGAG